CCGGCAACCCGACGGCGGTCAAGCCGGTGCTGATCAAGGTGGCTTCGAGCGCGAATCCCGGCTTTTCGTTTGCCAACGACGACGTCGCCGGCGTCGCCGACGCGGCCAGCGTGTCCTATAACCGCCTGCTGCTGGCGCTCATGTCCTGCGCCGTGACCATTCGCGGCTTCGGCGACGACCGGCCGGCATTGACGCTGGTGCCCCGCGGCTCCTCGGGCAATACCGTGCTGCAGACGCGCGACGTGAGTGGCGTGAAGGGCCTGGATATCAACGGCAGCGGCTATACCTACGCGCCGCGCTTTTCGATCGGCGACGTCACTACGCCAATACAATCGCGCAGCCACGTAACCGACGCCAGCGAATCGCACGGCGTCTCGGGGTCCGGTGACGACGCCACCATCAACGCCGCGCTCGATGCCCTGGGCGGCAAAGTCAACGCGATATTGGCCACACTCGAGGCATTCGGAAACCACGCGAGCAGCTGATGAATATCACCGCATTCGACATTGCCGAACGCTTTATCGGCACCGAGGAAATCACCGGGCAGCTGGACAATCCCCAGGTGCTTGCAATGCTGCGCCTAGATGCCAGCTGGCCAGAGAACGATGAAGTGCCCTGGTGCTCAGCGTTCGCGAATTACATCGCCTGGCTGCTCAGGCTGCCGCGGTCGAAAAGTTTGCGGGCGCGCTCCTGGCTCAAGGTCGGCAAACCGGTTGCGTTGACAGCGACCGGCGGCGGGGTAGGGCTGCACCAGCTAGAAAATGCGCGTGTCGGCTTCGACGTCGTCATACTGGCGCGCGGCACCGGCCCGCAGCCGGGTCCGCAGGTGATCGACGCACCCGGGCATGTCGGATTTTATGCAGGCCACGCGGGCGACCTGATCGAGATCCTTGGCGGCAATCAGGGCAACCAGGTATCGATCGCCCGCTATTCACGCTCGCGAATCCTTGGGGTTCGCCGGCTACGCGAGGAGAGTTAAATGGCAGAGAAAACGACACAAACCGAAAAGATTGGCGGCCCGGCGATTGGCAATGCGCTGGCGTTTTTCCTGGTCCCGATACTGGCGAGCGCTGGCTGGATCGAGGTCGACACCGCGGACCCGAAATCGCTTGCGATGGGCGTTGCGATGGGCGGTGCGGTCATCGCCTGGCTGCTGTTGCAGATTCGCACCGGCATCATGTGGGCGGCGCGCCTGATCGAGCGGCGGGCCAACCGCCTGTAAAACTCGGTGGCTTCGCGTGAACCTGAGCCGGTGCGCCATTCTCGACACCTCACGGTATTGCAGACGGCCGCATCGACGATCGTCGCGCTGGGGATAATCTTGGCGCCGACCTGGCAGTGGATACTAAAACCGATCCTCGTCGGGACGGTGACGACGGCGCTCGCTCAGGATCTCGATACCAAAATCACGCACACCGTCGCGAGAGAACTGCGCCCGCTCGAGGCCGGGCTCAAGGCAATCATCGAAGGCAACATTGCTAATCTGGAAAACGAGATATCCCGCCTCGAGTACCGCCGCGACTACGATGCCGGCGGCGAGTGGACCGATGACCACCGCCGCGAATTGCTGGCTAAGCAGCGGGCGCTCGCGGCGCAACGGGCGGCGCTTGCGGCAATCGAGGCTGAGAAATCTGGCAACTGATTGGCGGGCGGGCTAGACTCGTCCGCTCGCAACCAGTCGGAGGCCCGTTATGCTGCCGCTTTGCCGCCCGTTCGCATCCCTGCTCGTCTACCTGATCCTTTCCGCCTGCACCGGTATGGGCGTCGAACCGCCCGACACATTCGAGGAATACACCGCGTATGCGATCGCAACGCACACCGCTGTATTGCAGGCAACCACGACCGCACTCGATTTCGAGGAAATCACCAGCGACCAGGCGGCCGACGTCGCCGGCCTGGCCGATAGAGCGCGATCGCTGATTGACAGCGCCAGGGCAGTCTATGCCGCCGGCGACGAGCCCGAAGCAACCCGGCAGCTGGCGATCGCCACCGAGATCCTGAGACAACTGCAGGCGTATCTGAGAGGAGACCCGACATGACCGTTTCCGCCGCACTCGATTTGCTTTTGAACCTGACGCTGCAGGTGGGCCGGATCACCGTAATGATTCGGGCCGCCAAAGCCGAAGGCCGCGACACGCTGAGCGAGGCCGAGCTCGACGAACTCCTCGCCGAGGACGACCAGGCGCGCCAGAACCTCCAAGACGCGATCGAGCGCGCCCGCGCCGAAGGGCGATAAATTATTCCAGAATTATTCCGGCGGGCGCCCGGCGGGCGTTTCGCCATTGAGCCAGGCTTCCAGGTCGTCCTGATCGGAAGGGGGCGGCGACCCGGTGCGTATTGAGCCGGATCCTGGTGACGCAGAGGCGCGCCGTTTGGAAAGCTCCCGAGCCACCGCCCGTTGTACGTCAGGCTTATCGTGGACGTTCGACTCCATCCATTCAAGTGCGTCGGTCGGAATGTCGCGCCACGGCTTGCCTTTGTAGTTCTTGGAAATCGGGCATACGTCCAATTCTGCGCCGGTATCCCAAGGATTCTTGACCTGTTGCTGGCGCCTGGCGGTGCTGTTGCCTTTGTTGGCGCGCGCCGCCTTCTCGACGCCGGCCAGAAAGTCCGCCTCGAATAATGCCGAGACCACCGGCAGGCGCTGCACGGCGTCGACCCGGGCGCGTTTGCAGGCCCGCTTAATCGTTCGATTCAGGTCGCCATTCATGTTCTTCTCGCTCCTCGAGCACGCGCCGGCGCCCTGAGCGATCGCCTGTTCGCTGTGGCCAAGGATCTCGCAGTCGACGATCACCTCATGGATCTTCGTGCCGCTCAAGCACGCGCGCTTGTAGTCGACGAGATCCGGATAGCGAACCGCCAGACCTAGAATGCCGAGTATTTTGTCGGCGCCCGACGCAAACAGCTGATAATCGGACCAGTGACCGCGGCGTGTGCAGTTCCATTTACCGTCCGGGCAGTCCTTCGCCACGTGTAGCCGGCCAAAATCCTTGTCGGGCACCAGCACGCCGCGAAGGTGCATCTGCAGGCTGTCATAGTTCTCCTGTCGCGCTTTAAGCTGATTCGCGAACCTGGCGGGCTCTGCGTCGAGTGGATTGAAAACGGCCGCCTGGCGGCTCTCACGGCGTTCAGTGAGCTCACACGGTTCGTCGGCAAGCTCCCCCTCGATGGCGTCAGGCTCAATCACAATGACCGCGCTCGCTGGTCAACTCGAACTCGTCGCGACTGAACGGCGTCAGGTAGAGTAGGCGCTCAATTTCGTCGGCATGGTCGCGGAGCACCCGAAACACATTGACGACATTGCCCCAAGCGTCGTTATAAACCTCGCCGTAAGACCTGGGCTTGCGCATCAGCACGGATCCGCCGCCGCCGAACGGTTCGACGTAGATGCGATGCGGCGGAAAGTGCCCGATGATCCACGGAGCCAGTTTCCACTTGCCGCCGTGGTAACGCATTGGCGGGCGCCGGATTTTAGCCGTCTGCGTCATTCGCCTGTCTTGTGGCATCACAATAAAAAAACGCCTGCCAGTGCCATCAGGTTCAGAGCAATGCTCACCAGCGCCGCCAGGCGCCATTCTCGGGCCTGTTTTCGCCAGAATGTCGCCTCGCCGGCATAGTAGGCCGACCGGCGTTCCGCGTTTTGCCACCGCCTGGTGTTATCCATGGTCATCCTCCTGCTCGTGATCGTGCAACGGAATCGGCGCGACGAACGGCAAGCGCTCGTAGTTTGCCCAAATGTAGCGGCCCCGCCATTGACCAGGCCCTGGCAACGTCGACGGATACGCCAGCATGCGGGCACTTTGCCCCTGGCGGTCGGTAATCAGACTGCCGTCGAGGTGCTCAGTCACGAACATCACCGGCAGCCCGTCCGAGTGATGCAGGCGCGGTATTCGCGGGCCGATCATCAGGCAGTGGCCGACGCGCTCGCCGAGCTCGTCATATACCGTCGCGTGAATGCCTCGATCGCTCACTGGTCTGTCTCGGGGGTTGGCTGAATACGGCCCTCGTGGGCGGCGATAAACTCGCGGAGCGTCGCGACCATGTCGTCTCTGTGCGCATTCGATATGTAGTTGAGCAGATTGTCCTCGCCAAATTCGAACAGAAACAGCGCAAACCCGTAACCCTCGAGGATCTCTGAAAGAACTCCGGCAATATCGTTCAGGATTGCCTCGAGATCCGGCTGTACCTGGTCGGAAATCGCAATTCGCGAGCCGATCGGCGATGCGGGCGTCAGCAAACGCAAAAGCTGCGCGCACTGCACCTGCAGTTTGCGGGCATCGGCGAGCATGTCCTCGGCCGGCTTCGGTTCTATCAGGCTGCGCGCCAGTTTTTGCATCCTGAGCGCGTGCGCGTTGGCCGCCTTGCGGTCGATGCCGGTCATGCGACGTCGTCCAGCCATTCGACCACTTCGGCCAGCCGCTGGATTGCGGCGGCGTAGCGCTCGGCAAGGTCGGGGCGCGGGCGCATCGCCTGGTTGCTGTGCAGGTCGTGCCATTTCACCAGGACGGCGATCTCATCTTGAGCAACGCGGCCGATATAGGCCGAGTAGTCCTCGCCCTTGTGCCTGGTGAGGTGCAGGAGCGCGCGCAGCTGGCGAGGCGTGATGCCGGCGGCCTGCAGGTCTCGCTTGCTGGCGCTCGTGTCCTCGAGTACGTCATGCAGCCAGGCGACAACAATGGCGTCGTCGTTGGCGCGATCGTCGGCCATGACACGGCCGGCGACGTCGGCGACGTGCTCGAGGTAGGGGCGGGTGCCGTAAGCCTGGCCATGGTGCGCACGGCCAGCGAACAGGGTGGCGTCGTTTGGGTTCATAGTGGGAGCTCCGGTTGGGCCGCATCGAGGGCGGCCTCGAGGCGAATCAGGTGGCGCGTGATATTCGACAGCGCGGCGCGCACCTCGGGCAAGTCCTGGGGCGGATAGTCGCCCTCGAGAATGTCGGAGACCGCCTCGAGATCTCCGTACAGGAGTGTGCTGAATTTACTGCTCATTGCAGGCCCTCCGGGCGCCAACCGTCGATCACGTCCTGAACGGGGCGCGGGCAGTTAAGGATCTGATTGTGGACCGACAGGGCCGTGGAGTAATCCACCTGGGCCCGATCGGCGTAGACCAGGCGCCAGAAGGCCTCCTCGGCCTCGACGTCGGCGTTGCGCAGGAACGCCCGCACCGGACGGCGGGCGTGCTGCTCGAGTATCTCCGCGGCGCTCACAGGTCGTCACCGTAGGCCGGCGCCCTGGGTGGCGTGATGTGCCTGGCGCAACTGTCGCACTGCACCACCTCGCCATCCGGGCCGGTCGATCCGCAGGGGAGCTCGATCTCGCGATAGTCCCACCCGCGCGGCACGTAGACGGCGACCGGCTGGTCGCAACCGTAGCGCCATTTCCTCGCCGGGGCGCTCATGACGTCACCGCCAGCCACCGCTGCGCGTCTCGCTCACGCTGCACCGGGCTCAAACCTCGCAGCCGGTCCAGCGTGTAGATCCGCATGAGCGTGTCGTCGTGGCAGTCGCCGCGCATCATGGCCAGGGGCACGGACCGCAAGCCAAAGCCGGCATTCAGGAAGTCATGCGCCGGGATCGCTCGATCGAGGCCGGTGAGGGCCTCGAATCGCGGCGAGTATTCCGTGTCGAAGCCGCGCGTCTCCCAGGCCATGCCCACCTCGGCCAGGTACTGGATCCGCTCGGGCCATTCGAGGAACGTCACCTCGAGCGGCGCGAAGATCTCCGGCCGCGGCGTTTCGGGAAATGCCGAATCCCGGTACACCTGGATCCGGTAGGCCCGGTAGGGCTCGAAGCCGCGGGCCAGCATGCCGTCGACGTCGAGCACCTCGACGATCCGGCCGTCGACGAACCGATCCCGCCGGTCCTCGGCCGGCTTGAAATCCCATGCGCGGACCAGGTCGCCGACCGCGTAACCTTCATGTCTTAAAGCTCTCATGCCGCACCTCCGTCCAGAGTGATACCTGCCGCGATCGCGGACCGCGGCAGGGGCCACGTGCCGGTGCGCTGCAGGCTGCCGATTTTCTCGGGCGTCTCCATGCGTGCCGTGCCGTAGCTGTAGAACCAAGCGCGCGGGTTGGAGTCCTGGGCGATCTGCCGCGCGTCGTCGACGACCGCCAACGCGCCGCCATGGTCGTCGATGTAGGGCCCGCTCAGGAGCCAGTGCCGATCGCCGTCGCGGGCGGTGACGTAGTAAGCGCCAGGCCGATTATCGACCTGGCTGGCGTCTATAACTTTGCTCATGTCAATGCCCCCAACCGTGGCCGGTTTCCTGTTGTGGCTCGCCGTCCCATGGATGGGCAAAGGCGTAGCTCGCGATCCTGATCGAATTGTCGAAGCCTGCCGCCTTCCGCATCGGCTCTCCGGTGTACTTGCCAACCGCCGGCGCGGTACCTTGCTGCGGTCCACCCTGCTCGCCGACCGCGACGCTACTGATCGGCCGTATTTCGACGTAACGCTTGCCGAGGATCTTCGTCACCTCGTACCAATCGATATTTGTCTGATCGTAACCCCAGGACGAGTAAAGCACTTGTCCGACGCGCAGGCTGTGCGGCCCATTATTTGCGGCCCGGGCGCGCGCCTTGGCGGCGGCGCTTTCCCGCTGGTCCGCGAGCCACTCCCGCACGTATTTCTCGGCGCGGCAGTGGGAGCGAAATGAGTAATGCAGGGCCGGCTTTTGCGCTTTGCCACGCCACGCCAAAGCGACCGTGCGGCCGCCATTCGTGTCGTACATCGCAATCATAGCCGGGACGTCGTCGTGCTGCCGAATGCGCACCTTGCGATCGGTGGGCAGGTAGGCGGCTCTGGGAAATAGCGTTTTCATTGCAGGATCCTCCGATAGTTCACTCAATACGCACCACCCTTATACACCCGTTCGAACGGCCACGCAAGCCCAAACGCCAGCGCTGGCGCAGACCGCCCGAACGCGCTAGACTGCGCGCTTACACACCGAGCGAGGAGTAACCAATGACGATCCACGTATGGCCCGAGGATCCCACCGCAAAACACGCGGGCGAAGGCCAGAGAGCGATGAACCGTGACGAGCTTCTGCTGCAACAAACTCACGCACTGCTGTCGCTCTTGATTGATCTGATCGAGGATGACGAATTTGATTGCGCCGCCGAGGTCATCCAGATTTGCGCGTTAATAGCTGCTCTGCGCGATAGCCTTTGCAGGGTCGGTATCGATGAGCGGCGACTACGAAACGCTGACCATCGAGCCGATCAATCGCTGGCGGAAAAACACCGGCTCGTGCCCGGCCAAGAGATATGACCCGGGCCGAGCTCCGCGTACTCTACCTGCTCACCAAGCACGGCGGGCGCCGCAAACACTTCGAACTGTCACAGGCAATGGCGCGCCTGCCACGTAAGGATCGCGAGCGGGCGCTGGCGTCACTCGAGGACATGGAACTCATCAGTTCCGCTCGAACGCCGGCGCCGAAGGGGAAAGGCGGCACCGGCGGCCTGGTCTACTGGATTACTGACCAGGGCCGCCCGGCGGTCGATGAGCTCGTCGAGCGCGGCGAGTTGGCACTCCACCCGGAAGTGTCGAATTGATCGCAGTTATCCCAAGGCTGTGCACAGGCTGCACACAGCTTTTCCACATCTTATCCACAAAGTAAAGGGCTGTAGGCCGCATGAATACTCGGTTTGCTCAAAAAGTAAGCAGTCTCTATAACAATAATAGTTCCAAATCTGGAGGGGGAGTGTGAGGGGGAACCATGCGAATTGACGACGTGTTGGGCCTCGACATTCCACATGCCGAGAAGCTGGTTTTGCTCTACCTGGCGCATCACGCCTCGAGCGATGGCGTAGGCCGCTGGCGCCGCGAGCACTTAGAGCACACGCTCGGTTACAAACGCCGATCGGTGCAGCGGCTGCTCAAGTCGCTACGCGACCAGCAGCTGCTCGAGGATCTCACCGAGGACTGGTATCGCATCGGCATCGGCCGGCCCGATCTCAACACCGCCCCACCGGACGCTGACGGCTTCGACCAGGACGTGCTCGAGCAAATCGGCCTTGAACGCCGGCAACAGTACGATTTCGACCAGGCCGACGAGTTGATCGAGAACCTGGCCGACACGCTGGTTATGAACCTGTCGAATTTCGAGCACCGCATGAATCAGTCGATCGAGCGGTTTGTGCTCCACGTGGAACAGTCGACGCCCGTCGTCGACCCGCCCCCTGCAGAACCCGAACCCGACCCGGTACTCGAGCACCCGCTGTATCGGCAGCTGGTCGATGCGGGCGCGCCGGAAACGACTGTGTACGAGCTCGTCGAGTTGGAAATCGCCAAGCAGGGCCTCGAGACGCTTGAGAAAACACCGCGCGAGCGCATCGAAGCGCTGCTCGAGGACGAGCATTCCGCCCAGGGCGACGAGCCGGCAGACCCTGTAACGTACTCCGATGATGCCCGCGGCCGCTGCCAGCGCGTCGCCGACATTCTCGCCGGCGGCGAAAGCCGTCTCGTCACCGATCACGAGTTCGCCGTTTGGCAACGGCTTGAAGCGCTGGAGAACAAGCATTCCGTCAAAGGCGAGGAGCCGGCGTTCGAACAGCTTTATCCGGCAATCACCGGCGCCGCCCGGCGCAATGTCGGCATGAGCCTGGCCGACTTCTGCAACGTGCGGGCGGCCAACGAAGGTCAAGCCCCCTGGGATCAGGACCCGAATCCGTCAACCATGAACGACCAGGTGCTCGAAGCCGAGATCGCGGTCATGCTCGACGAGCTCGCGCAAATGCACGACCCGCGTTGCGAAGTGCAGCCGAGGACCACCGAGAAGGCCGACGACGGCAGCACGATCCAGGAGACCATCCAGGGATACCATCGCCGCGTTCAAGCGGTACACCAGCAAATGCAACGGCTCAAAGCCATGGGAGCATTCCAGTGACAGACGACATGATGCAGGTAGCGCGCACCCGCGCTGACGCCAAAATTGACGAGGCACTCGGCGCACTGCGCAAACAGGCGCGGGAAATCGGCGAGGCGCACGGCATTCCGGAGGGCATAGCCGGGCACTCGATCGACGAGATCATGGGCCGCATGGCGTGGGTGCCGTCGATGGCCAGGGACCTGCGGCGGGCCTGCGGCCAGGAAATGGCAAAAATCGAACTCGACCGGTTCATGGCCGGGGAGACGCCCGCCGCGCCGCCGCCAGCGCCTAAGCCGGCGGCGACAAAAATCGATCCGTCGAAAATACCGGCGCCGGTACCGGTGTCGATGCCGGTCGACGAGCTTTCCGGCGTGACCACGTTCACGATCAAGGCGCTCAAAAACAACGGGCTCAAGACAGTCGGCGACGTGGTCGCGATTCCCGATGAGCACCTGCTCAAGATGGACGGCCTTGCCGAGAAGTCGCTGGCGCAGGTACGTTCGGCGATTGCCAAAGCGGCCGCACAATGACGATGCGCATCACCGATGAAAACCTCGACCAGCTGCCGGCAGGCATGCGAGCCCAGGTGGAACGGCAATACGCCAAGGCCACCGCCGGCCAGGGCCGCCTCGGGCGACCCGAGCAGAAAGCCGGGCGGATACTGATCCGTTACGTCGACGCGCTGATCATTCCGGCACCGTGGGACTCAAGCGTCGAAATTTGCGTCGGCGATTATTTCGCGCACAATGCCAACGGCGGCGCCCGCACGCCGACCGAGGGCGCGATCCTCAAAGGCCAGGGCGTCCGCAAGGGGTGGCCGGATTACACGCTCTACCTGGCGATTGGCGGGTATCACGGCCTGGTGCTCGAGCTCAAAGCGGACGACGGCGCAAAACCGGACGCCGAGCAGCTTGAAATCATGGCGCGACTGGAGCGCGCCGGTTGGGCGGCCGCGGTCGCCTGGGGTGGAGAGGATGCTATCGACGCAATCGACCGATACGTGGCTCGCCGTGCGTGATCGCCAGCCACTGTTGCCGAAGGGCGAGCGGATCCTGTGCTGGTTCCGCTTTGCTTCGAGCCGGCGCCCGGAGCTCGGCTACTTCAACGCCGATGGTTCCGTGCGCATGCTGAGCGCGACTCGCCGCGACCGGTGCCAGGTCGAGCTCGATCTCGACACGGTGCTGGACTGGCGGCCGTTTGACGCTGAGCGCTTAGACGAGCTCGAGGAACGGGCGCACGCGGAGTTAGTTCATGTCTGACGATATCCGCGAATCCTGGAAGCGCACACCGCCTATTTCGGGCATGTCGTTCGAGGAGATCAAGGCGCGTATGCGCGACGGCATTGCCAACCGGCGCAAGACCGGCGAGCTCCCGCCGGCGGATTTGAAGCCGGTTAAAACCAAGCTCGATGGCCCGGGGTGGACCAAGCAGGAGCGCATCGCCCTGGTTCAGGTGTGCGAGCTCGCGATCTACTCGCTGGCCAACATGGAGCGACAGGACTACTGTCATGCGGCCGAAACGATCCACGCGCTGGTCAAAAAAGCCGGCTTCAAAAGTACCGTGACCGGCGAGCTCTTGAAGGGCATCGCCGCCCAGGCGGCCGAGTGTGCGGCCGACGAATCATTCGAATTCTACGACCAGCTGGCGCGGTCCTGGCTGGTCGATCACTTCAAACCGAGCGAGAAGGTGATTTCGATCGCGTCACCGAAGGGGAAACGATGAGTAAGACACGCGAGTTAATTCTGGAGCTGCGGCCGATGCAGGTCTCCAATCTCAACCTGACGACCGAGAAGCACGGCAAGGACAACAAGGCGCCGCGGTGCGATATCTCGTTCACCTGCCTGCTCGAGGAACTCGATCACGGCGAGCTGGTCCAGTGCAAAGGCAATGTTCTCAAGGTCCTCTGGCATACAGACGGCACGCCGCAGCTCAAGGAGCTGAAAAAGCTCACTCTCGACGTCAAGGCCAAGGGCACCGCCAAGCTCGGCCTCGATGAGGACAACCTGGCTGAGTTCGATGAGGCGGTGCTCAAGTCGGTATCGGTCGCGCCGCTGCTTAAAACCCGGGCCGAGCTCAGCGCGCAGATCCGCGTCGACCCGACCGATCACCTCGACATGCTCGAGGATCTCCTGGTTAGCGGTAAGGGCGTGTTTTCGTTCAGCGGTGAAGGCGTCCAGAAGGACGATACTCAGGGAGACCTCGACGTCTAGTAGACAGACATGGCCCGAACAGCGGAAAAAAGGCCCGACTGGCAGCGATCCGTCAAACTGAACAAGGTCATCGCCGAGCTCGCCAAGCACGGCAACGTGTCATCGGCCTTGCGCGCTGCCAGCGCCTCGAGGGCCTGGGTCTACGAGAAACGGCAAATCGACCAGGAGTTCGCCGACGCCTTCGAGGACGCCAGGACGTGCGGGCTCGAGGTACTCAAGGACGAGGCCCACCGCCGCGCCTATGCCGGCGTCGTGCGCGAGGTGTGGCACCAGGGCGAGGTGGTCGGCGAGGAGGTGAACTATTCCGACTCGCTGCTCATGTTCCTGATCAAGCAGTCCGATCCAAGCTACCGCGAGCACTTCAAGATCGACCACGGCAATGCCAGCGGCCGGCCATTCCTGTTCCAGATGAGTCTGCACCCGGATGCCGTAGCGGACGCTCAGGGCGGTGTGGCGTGACCGTTGAGCCATTCGAGTTTTTGGGCATGCCGGTCATTACGCTCGACGCCGTCCCCAAGGCTACCGCGCTGCTCGTTATGGACGGCAAAGTCGTCGGCATGCTGTCGCACGGCCGCCTGGTCGAGCCGTCCGACGTGTTTGCCCGCGTCGCAATACCGAAACCGGTCGCCGCCGTCGACGACCCCAAGCCGCGCACTGACGCGGACGATGCGGCGGACAATGACGGCGGCGACCAACCTGTTGACGACGACATGAGAGGCGTGCGCTTAGGCCGGCGCAAGGTGACATTCGACGACCGGGCGCGCATCAAACAGCTGTATCAGGAGGCCAAGGAAGGCCGGCAGCGGGCGCCCAGGGGCTGGATCGACAAGATTGCCGGACAGTTCAACTACGAGCCGGAACAGATTCGGCATGTGCTCTACAACACGGACGGTTACTAGCAATGCGAAAGATACTCCGAGCCACACCGCAAGCGTTCAAACAGGCGCGGCGCGATCGGCACATGCACGGCCGGCTACCGCTGGCATGGCTCACGTTCGGCTACCTCGAGGGGCACGGTTGGGCTTTCCTGGCGCCCTGGGCCCAGGAGGCATTATTCCCAGGCAAGGGCCGGCTGCAAGCCGTGGGCAGTCCGTACCGCCAGCATGATTGGTTTTTCCTGCTCCGCGTGCGCTCGCGTGTCGAGGAGGTGCAACACCCGGCCTGCAGCTGGCCGATCGCCGGCCGCTACTGGTACGGCTTCGCCTGGCGGGAAGCGTGGGGCTATCGCCGGATCCTCGGCCCGCTCAAGTTGCCTTGCGTTCGTTGGGTGCGCCTGGATCCGGATCGCATCGATCGAGATCCGGGCAAAGCCGAGGATTGGGGAACCCGGCCGGGCGAGGACTGGTAGCTTATGCCGGCGGCCGCCCTGGCCGAAACGGATCTCTCGTATGGCTGGCTTGACGCGACCCGGCCGATCGGTTCGCGGCCATCCTGGCAGCGCAAAAATCCGGAAGTAACCACCTACAACGCCGAGCGCACGACGTCGTTTTTTCACCTCGACTCGAGCGCGGTGCGGGGACTCATGGGGCCGCTCGGTTCCGGCAAGTCGACCGCGTGCTGTGCCGAAATCATGGCGCGGGCGGTCACGCAGCCGGTCGACTCGACGGGCAAGCGCCGATCGCGGTGGGCGGTGATCCGAAACACCTATCGCGAATTGCAGGACACGACGATCCAGACATGGCTCGACTGGTTCCCCGAGGAGCAGACGGGCAATTTCAACCGCGGCGACATGACGCACGAGATCCGGCTACGGCTGTCGGACAATACCGAAGTCGAGCTCGACGTGATGTTCCGGGCCCTGGACCGCCCCAAGGACGTCAAGAAACTGCTCTCGCTCGAGCTCACGGCGGCGTTCGTCAACGAGGCCCGCGAGATCCCGATTGCCATCATCGAAATGCTGCAGCTGCGCATCGGCCGGTTTCCGTCCTACCGCGATGCAGTGTTCCAGCCGGTGGTCGACGCGCTGACCGATCCCGAGACCGGCAACTTTCGCGAGGACCTGACGCCGACCGATATCGTTAAAGCCGGCGGCTACTGGTCCGGTCTCATCATGGACACGAATCCGCCGGATGAGGATCACTGGTGGTTTAAAATCTTCGAGCTCGAGCGTCCGGATGGCTGGCGCTTGTTCCGCCAGCCGAGCGGGCGCGGGCCCCACGCCGAGAACCTGCGCAACCTGCAACCCGGCTACTACCAGCAGACGGCCGGCAAGTCGCCGGAATGGATCAAGGTCTATTTCGATGGCGAATATGGCTTCGTCCTCGACGGCAAGGCGGTCTATTCGGAATATACGGATAGCTTCCACTGCACCGATTGGGCGAGCGTGCTGCCGAATCACGAGATCCGCGTCGGCATCGACTTCGGCCTCACGCCGGCGGCGGTATTCGTGCAGCAGGACATTCACGGCCGATGGCGCGTGATCGATGAGCTCGTCGCCGAGGACATGGGCATTACCCGGTTCTCAGAGCAACTCAACGCCAAAATCCAGCGGGATTATCCGGGCTACCAGTTCCGGTTCTATGGCGATCCGGCCGGCGACCAGCGGGCACAAACCGACGAGCGCACGCCGTTTATGATTCTGCGCGCCAACGGCCTGAGTGCCTTGCCGGCGAGGACCAACGATTTCAACCTGCGCCGCGAGGCGGTCGCAAGCCCGCTGATGAAGATTGTTGACGGCAAACCGGGCCTTGCCATTCACCCGCGCTGCCGGCAGTTGCGCAAGGGCATGGCCGGCAAGTATTGTTATCGCCGCGTGCAGCTGCTCGGCGATGAGCGCTACCACGACAAGCCCGACAAAGGCATCTATTCCCACGTCTGCGAGGCGCTGCAATACGTTATGTTGGAATTCGGTTCGAATCCGACGCTATCTAAGTCGCAGCAGCAGACCGGCGGGCAGTTCTTCGTCGCCGGCCAGGGCACACCGGGCGGCTCGGACTCGCCATTCGACGCCTCGATCATCCAGTTCCCGACACCGACCGAGCGCGAGGTATACGCTCGTGCCGCTTGATTTGGCGCGCCGCCTGGCGATCGCGCTCAACATTCGCAGCGAAAGCGCAATCCGTGACATTGACCGCGTGCTGTCGGACTATTCCCGGCTGGTTCCCCAGGCCAGTGCGACGCCGGTCGAAGGCTCGATTGCCGCCTCGCAAGTCATAAGCGGCACTTTCAACGACGCTCGGATCGCCGAATCGAGCGTCACGCAACACGAGGGGGCGCTATCGATCAAGGCGCTGCCGGGCATTTTCCGGTTGACCGGTCGGCTGACCGATACGATCACCGGCGACGAGAACGATTACGACCCGAACGCGGACGGCCTGGCCGGTCTCAGTGTTCTCGAGGTCACGCCGGACGGCGGAAACCATACAATTACCGGCTTTGCCGGCGGTGTGGCCGGGCGCATTCTCTGCGTGCTGAACATGGACGCCTCCAACAATCTCGTGCTCGCGCACCAGGACAGCGGCAGTGACGCCGCCAATCGCATCGTGCATGCGCAGGGCATCAACGAGACTTTGCCCGAGTTAGGCTGTGCTGTGTTGCTCTACTCGTCGGATTCCAGGTGGCACGTCTTAGCCGATGCGCTATAGCCTGCTCAGCTGCCCGCCGGCGCTGTTCGATACGGCGCCGACACGCTGGTACGTGGTTTTCTGCGAGGTCAATGAGCGGCACTGGTGGGACCGACTCTTTCGCACTCCGCCAGGCTTCTCGCACGTCTACGCGCTCAGGTGGGACGGCTTCAACTGGATCCTGTTCAACCCGCACAGTTCATTCACCGATGTTGCAATCGTCGCGGGCGCGGATGAAAATGCGCTCAGGCTCCTGGTCGAGCCGGACGCCATTGTCATCGAGGTACAGGTATTCCGGGCCAAACAGGGGATCCGCGGGCGGTGGTGGAATGGGCCAATGACATGCGTTGAGCAGATTAAGGCCCTGCTCGGGCTGCCGGTGGCGCGAATCTGGACACCCTGGCAGCTTTATCGCTACCTCGATGAGGAGTGCACCGATGGGATCGAAACCCGACACACCCGCCCCAACCGCGCAGGAAAAAGAACTCGAACGCCGCCAGCGCAAGCAACTCGACGAATTGACCGAAGACGAAAACGAGCGGTTAAAGGCCATTAAGCGCGGCCGCCGAGGCCGGCGCACGCTGCTCGGTTCCGGCTCGTTTCGCGGCATAACACCAGGTCTCGGTGGTGCCGGTGCACGCGGGCGCGGTGGATCCGGTCGAAGTGGCAGCGGCGGCGGTGGCGGTGGCACGAGCGGCGGCGGTGGCACCATCCTGTCGGGCGGCGGCGGCAGCGGCTTGCGCGGCTCCGGTGGCCGCGGCAACAGGCAGATCCCGTAATGCTTTCAATTCGAAGCCTGTTCGGCGGGCGGCCTGCCGCGCCCGACAACATGACCGGCAAGACGATCATGGACCGCTACAAGGACGCGGCCGAGATCAAGCACCCGTGGATTTCCCATTTCGAGGAGTGCTACCGGTACGCCATCCCGCACCGCAATACGTTCTACGAAACCTCGAAAGGCCAAAAGCGCAACGTCGACGTGTTCGACTCGACCGCCGTGCTCGGCGTGCCATCGTTTGCGACCAAAATGCAGTCATTGCTGATGCCGCCCTGGCGGGAATGGTCGCAGGTCACACTCGGCCCGGACGTGCCGAAGATGATGCAGAAAAACAAGCGCATCAAGGAGCGCCTGGCCGAGCAGAACGACGTCATGTTTTCGCACGTCAATCACTCCAATATCGCCCTGCAGGTGCACGAGTCTTTTCAGGATCTCGCGATCGGTACGGGCTCGTTCGATATCCTCGCCGGCCCGTTCGGCCGGCCGATCCTGAACTTCAACGCCGTCCCGCTCACCGAGCTCACGCTCGAGGAGGGCCCACAGTCGACGATTGACACGACGTATCGGGATCTCAAGGTCAAAGCCCGCAACCTCGATCGGCAGTGGGTCGGTGCAGAACCGTCGCCGAAACTTCAAAAGCTCGTGCAGGACGAGCCGAACCGCGATTTGCACTTCCTCGAGGCGGTCATTTACGACCCCGAGCGGCAGCGGTGGAACGGCTCAGCGGTCTGGAAGGACGAAAAGGAAGTGATCTGGCGGGCGCCGTTTCGGACCAACCCGCGCATCGTGTTTCGCTGGAGCGTCACGCCCGGGGAAATCTACGGCCGTGGGCCGATCATGCACGTCCTGCCGGATATCAAGACCGCCAATAAGGTCGTCGAGTTCATCCTGCGCAATGCCGCCCTGGCGGTCTCGGGAATGTGGACGGCGACGGCCGATTCGGCGCTCAACCCGTACAATTTCCGCATCACCCCGGGCGGTGTGGTGCCGGTCGCGTCCAACGATCAGCGCAATCCGACCATCAAGGCGCTCGAGCGTTCCGGCGATATCCAGCTTGGCTTCGAGGTGCTCATGCAGTTGCAGGACGTCATCAAGCGGTCGCTGTTTCAAATGCTGCGCGAGCCGTCCGACGCGGTGATTTCGGCAACGCAGTTCGCGATCGAGCACCGCGAGCTCGTCGATACGGCGGGCTCGTCATTCGGCCGGCTGCAAACCGAAGTCGTTGAAGCGTCCGCCTCCCGAATCATCGATGTGCTGTCCGAGCGCGGCGCGATGGCCGACATTCGGCTCGACGGCCGTATGTTAAAGCTCAAGCACTTATCGCCGCTCGCAAGGGCCCAGGACATGGACGATTTGCTGACACTCCAGCAAACTCAGGAATCCGTGCCGGATGAATCGTTTGCGCTCGGCATCAAGGTCGAGGAGCTCGGCCAGTGGGTGGCCGAGAAAACCGGTCTCGATCCGCGCCTTATACGCAGTGAAGGCGAGCGCGAGCAGCTACAACAGCAGGCCGCGCAATTGATCGCGCAGTCGCAGCAGGCGGCGTAATGGCCAAAGATCAACCGCCGCTTTTCAAGTTCGATCTCGGCGCCGGTACGCTCGAGGTCGGCGGGTGGGACGAGATCGACGGCATTGCCGATCACGAGCAGCGAGCGCGCCAGCACCAGGACATGGTCGATCACTGCAGCATGTATCGGCAGGCATTCTCGACGCCGGCCGGGCGCTACGTGCTCGAGGACATGATCGACGGCTACCTGCGCCAGCGCATCGTCAATCCGGACCAGACCGAACGACACGACGCGATCCGCCAGGGTAATGCGGACGTCGTCAAGCGAATCCTGTATCTGATAGAGTTCGCAAACAAAGGTGGCGGGCGGCCATCCAGCCCGCAATCCGAGGAGTAAAGATATGTCAGGCTTATTCGCACTCAGGGCGACCCGCGGCGGTCTCAAAGACGAAGTCGAAGAACTTCGGGCGCTCGACTACGACGGCCAGAGCACCAATTTCACGGTCGGCCAGGTGATCACCGGCGACTCGTCCGGCGCGACGGGCGTCCTGGTCGAACAGACCGATGCCGGTGCGACTGGCACGCTGATCCTGCGCGACGTCAAGGGCTCATTCGAAAACAATGACGCGCTGACCGACGAGGACACTGGCGACGGCGATGCGACCGGCGCGGACTACTGCCCGTTGCTGACGCCGGACGACGAGCTCATCCTGCAGGTCGATGCGGTCGACATGACCAAGGCCGAGGCGCTCGAGCAGCTAAGACTCATCGAGGCCCGGATCATCGGCATGGACTGGCCCGACCGCCCGGCCTAGAGGAACTCCAAGAGGGCCGCCAGCGTCAGCACGGTTTGGCGCCGGGTAGCCAACGGCAAAAGCCCACGGCGGCAGCGGGACCGTGCCCTGCGCCGTTCGTGGCATCAACCAGAGCGAAGGAGAACACCATGTCAGAGCAAACCCCCTCGGGCGCGGAGCCCGCAGTAAACGAGGCCGAAGATCCGAACCAGGACGCGGTCAATACCGAAGAATCGCCCGAAGCGGCCGAGGCGCGCATGAGGGCGGAAAAGGCCGAGCGCGACGCATTCATGCCGCAACCGTTCACATTCAGTCCGGACCACGGTGCCGACCAACTCGGCTTTATTCTCGAGCGCGACGGCGATGGCATCATCGATGCGGTGCAATTACAGCCACGCACCGCCTATAAGCGGGCACTCAAAGCGGGCGACCGCATCACGATCATTCCCCTGTGCGGGAGAGATCGGGCGGTATTCGAGCACTGCAAAAATGCCGCCGACGACAACCGCAAAGCCGACACCGGCGGGGATGAATCCTGATTTTCCTCGGCAGACTGTTTGCCCGTCTACAGGCGCCGGACGACGATGCCGGCGGCTCGGGTGGCGGCGAGGGCGGCAGTGGCGACGGCGGCGGTGCAAGCGGCGGCCAGGGCGGGACAATCCTAAACCCTGGCGACAACGGGGACAGCGGTGCAGCTGCCGGCGGCCAGGGCGACGACGGGGCTGCCGGTGGTGCGGGCGGCGATGGCGATGGCGACCCGGGCAGCGGCTCCTCGGCTGAGTGGTACTGGTCGGAAGGCAACCAGGGCGAGGGCGATGCGCCCGAGTGGTTCAAAGCCGACAAGTACAAAACCGTCGACGCGCAGGCCCGCGCCACGCTCGAGCTCGAACAGAAGCTCGGACCGGCCGCCGAGCTCATCGGCGCACCCGAGGACGGCACCTATGAGATTCCCGAAGCGCCCGAGGGTCTCGACGGCACGTTTGACCCCAAGGACCCGCTTCTGTCGGGATTTCAAAAGGTCGCGGCCGAAATGGGTCTGTCGCAGAAAGCCCACGACCGGATCGTGCAGTACATGGGCGGCGTGATCGCCGAGGAGAATGCTGCCGATGAAAGCAACCTGGCCGATGCGATGGCGGCTTTGGGCGAGAACGTTGGTGCCCGGGTAACGGCGATCAAGCAGTATCTCGGTCGTGCTCTCGGCGAGAAAGGCGCCAGCGCGATCGACCAGGCCATCGGCCAGGATCCGGATGCGTTTCGGGCGATCGAGATACTGGTGCAGAAAGCAAGCGGTGCGCAACTGTCCGCCGGTGCCGGTGGCGGCGGCGTCGGAATCACGCGCGCCGATATCGAGGCCGAGCAGTATAAGACATTCCCGGATGGCCATAAGCTCGCGGGGCAACGCATGTACGACCACGACAAACAGCACCGCGCCAAGGTCGACGGCATGTGGAAGCAGTTATACCCCGGCGAGGATCACCAGGAAGTCGGCTAGGCTTTAAGTTGCACTCGACTGGCGCCGGGGGCTATTCTCGGCGCCAGTTTCGGCACCCGGACACCTCGGTCCACGAGCCCGCTCTGACGAGACTCGACTAGCGCACCGTAAGGCGCAGATACCAGCCCGCTCCCGCGGACACCTGGCGATCGAAAACAGACCATTTTCGATTCCGTACAGCGGGAGACTCGCATGTCCAAATCACTTTCATCGGCGGCCGCGCAGCAGTTCGACTCCGAGGTGCTCCACGAGTACCAGGGGATGGGCAGCCTTCGCACGACCGTCACGGTGCGCACCGGCATCGTCGGCGACACCTACAAATTCCGCGGCATGGGCAAAGGCATGGCCCACCAGCGCGGATCCACTCAGACCGACGTCACGCCGATGGACGTCTCTCACAGCCTGCAGACGGTCACGCTTGAGAACTGGGTCGCGCCGGAATACACGGATATCTTCGACCAGGCCGAGGTCAACTTCCAGGAGCGCCAGGAACTCGCGCAGACGATCGCCGGCGGGCTGTCGCGGCGCGAGGATCAGCTCATCATCGATGCGCTGGACGCCTCGAGCTCCTATGCCGGCACCGTCACCGACGACGTCGGCGGTACCGACACCGATCTCAACCCGGCCAAGCTCAGGCGCGCGTCGCGCTACCTGAACCAGAAAGGCGTGCCGATGGCCGGCCGCTGCATCGTGATCGGTGCGCTGCAGCTGGAGGCCCTGCTCGGCAACACCGAGGCAACGAGCTCGGACTACAACACCGTCAAAGCACTGGTGAACGGCGAAATCAATGCGTTCGTCGGCTTCCAGTTCAAGATGATCGAGGATCGCGCCAGCTACGAGGGCGGGCTCACGGTCACGGCCAACGTGCGGGACTGCTACGCCTACCACCAGACGGCGGTCGGCTATGCCTCCGGCATCGATCCTCGGACCGAGGTCAACTACATCGCGCAGAAAGTCAGCTGGCTCGCCAACGGCCTTCTGAAAGCGGGATCGGTTGTCCGCAACGCCAACGGCGTCGCCAAGGTCCAGTGCAACGAGGCGTAACCGCCGCCACACCAGGAGAGTTTCATGGCACTCGATAAAGACAGGCTCACGCTGGTCGGTCCGGACGGCAACAGCAACGCCGGGCGGATCTGGAAGTACTTCACCGAGGACGCGCTGACTGCCGTCGACGGCGCGGGCTATTTCAACAACGTAAGCGACCTGCTGGCCGTAGGCGACGAGATCAACGTAATGGTGATCTCGGACCTGACGGCTGATCCGCTGGTCGTTTCCGATGCCGGCAAGGTGATCGTAATGTCGAACGCTTCGGGCGTGGTCGACACCTCGAACGAGACAGCGTTCACCGTCACCGATTCGGACTGAGTTCCCCTTCGCTCGGGGTATCGCTGCCGCTGGTCGAGGTCACGGGCCCACGGGGCCTCGGCTGGCGGCAATTTAGGAGCAGCGCATGGCCGAAATCGCGGCAGCAAAGCAGGACGTCGAGGGCGAGCCGAATTCCCGCATGTTCCTGTGGGAAACGCTTACCGAAAACGACACCGGCGAAGAAGTTGAATTGCCCGAGCACGCCGATCTGTGCGTACAGATAACGGGCGATTTCGGCGGCGGTTCGGTCACATTCGAGGGTTCTAACGACGGCTCAACCTGGGCCGGCCTCAATGACCCCACCGGCACGGCCATTAGTCTGTCGGCCGCTGGCATGGCGCAAGTCCTCGAAAAACCGCGTTTCGTCCGCCCGGGCGTGCCCGGTGGCACGTCGGTCGACGTCGACGTGTATCTCTACGCGAGGGCCAACCGATGAGCGAACTGACCACCCAGGGCGCACTGCAGCAGGCCCGACGTTTCGCGCAGTTCGTCCGCGCATTCGAACACCTCGAGGACGTGCTTGAGACCGTTGCGCAGGCCGAGCAGCACGTCAAAGAGGCAGACAAGCGGCGGGCGAAGATTCAGACCGACGTCGAGGCACTCGGCGAGAGGGCGGCCGCGTATCGCGCCCAGGCCGATGAGGCGATCGCTCAGGGCAAACAGGCCAAAGCCGAGGCCGAGCTCGAGGCCGAGGCGATCATCGGCGAGGCGACCGATACGGCCGATGAAATCGAGTCCACCCACGTCGTCCGTTTGGCGGATCTCAAAAAGCAGATTACCGACGCCGAGGAGGAGCTCCTCGCCGTCAAGAACCTGTTAGCCTCCGAGACCAACAAGCGCGACACCCTGCGACAGGCGATTGCCGACATGCGCGAGAAGATCGCCGGCCTGGGAGGCAGCTGATGCACCTGAAAAAGCACTATGATCCGGCGGATCTCAAGAAATTCGACCCGGAGAAACCGAAAACCAGGCCGCCGGCCCGGCGCATCGAGATCAAGCGCGGGCAAAAAATCTGGAAACCGTCGACGCGCCTGATCGAGCAGGCCCTGGCAGACGGCTGGATCCGCTTTGAAAACGGCACGATCACACTCAAGACGATCGACAGCCAGGACGACGTCAGTTACAAGGTGCTGGCACCGCCGGGCATTTATTGTTGCCATTGCGGCGACAAGCTCCCCGGCCAGATCGCGGCGCGGGCGCATGTCGCTGCCGAGCATGGCGGCGAACCAAGCCCCAACGGCAAGCATCCGGCCGGCTACGTGCGGCACAATTTCTATCTGACGGAGCGAATCGATGGCTGACTTTGTGTTCAATGTCGCCAAAGGCCGCGTCGCCGAGCTCTACAAGCGGGTCGACGAATCGGACCCGACGAACGCGGTACTGACGATTGTTGCGATCGACGCGGGCGCCGCGAGCGACGCGACGCTCGAGGACGTCGATACCCTGTCGGCGCTGCTCGCGACCGCCGCGGCTGAGGTCACGAACACGAATTATGCGCGCATCGAGCTCGACGACACCGATCTCACCGCGTTCGCGCCGGACGACACCAATGACCGCGTTGATCTCGACTTTGCTGATCAAACGTGGTCCGCCGTCGCCGCCGGTGATTCCTGGACCGATTTGCTGGTGTGCTATGACAGCGACTCCGGCGCCGGCACCGATGCCAATATCGAGCCGCTGACACAGCACGATTTTGCGATCACGCCGGACGGCTCGGACATTACCGCCGAGCTTGCCTCCGCCGGATTCTTCCGCGCTGCCTGACAGGAGTACTCCGATGCGCAAAGCCTTCTATTTCGCGGTCGCGCTGGCCGTCACTCTGCTTTCACTGCCCGCCCTGGCTGCTACGATCTCGATCGACTCTTTCGATTTCACGCTGCCGACCAACGGCGGCCCGGTCGACAGTATCGAGGTGCTGATTGACGGCGCCCCGGCAGGCACGATAGCAACGACCGGCGGCAGCATTCCGGCCGCCTTCCCGGGACCAGGCACCTATGACGTGCAGCTTCGTTTTATAAACGCCGCCGGCAGCTCATTCAGCAACACCCTAACCAGGAACATTGGCCAGCTGATGGCGCCGGGCGATGATGGAACGCTGAACGATATCGAGCTCTCGTGCGACGATACGGGCTGCATTCTCACGATTACCTGATCGCATGCGCCGCTGGATCGCGCTGGCGGCCGCGGCGCTTGCGTTTCAGCCGGCGCACGGGGAATGGTCCGCGTCTAATTCCTGGACCGCGCCGACACAGAACGAGGACGGAACGCCGCTCACCGATTTGGCCGGTTATCGGCTATATTGGGGCTGTGAGCAGAGCGGCCAGTACACCGACGTCCGGCCGATCGATGATCCGGCGGCGCTGTCGACTACTACAGCGGGACTTCCGGACACCGCCGAAGCTTGCTATTTCGTTATCACGGCGCTCAACACCGCCGGCACGGAAAGCCGTTACAGTGGCGAGGCGATCAAACTCCGGCCCGATGCGCCGCTGGCGCCGCCGGGCGCGGATGGCGTACTGGTCGATTTCACGTGGTCCGAAGATGATGACGGCGGCGGCCTAGTGGCCGACGCAGCAAACAGCGTTCTTGGCTCCGAGGTGGTCGACGCCAGCGGATCGGCAAGCGACTCAACGAGCATTACCGTACCATCCGGCACGGCCGCGATCGTCGTGTTTACTGGTATGTGGGACGGCACGGCCGGCGGCGAGGACCTGGATTCGCTGACTATTGACGGCGACAGCGTCGATTTTGACACTTCGCCGCTGCAAAACCAGGCGACGATTCAATACGGCGCTCACGCCGGCATTGGCGTGTTGCTTAACCCGACGATTGGCAACGTCACCCTTGCCTGGACGTGGAACGCTTCGGCGCCGGACGAGGGCGGTGAAATAATCCCCGTCTACATCAATTCCGACGTGGATACATCGAGTATTGCGGCATTGGTGGGCGACGCGGACGCCGATCAGAACACGTCATCTAACGGCCTCGACGCCATGCAGCTCGTGTTGACGTCCTCCGTCGGGCAACTTGGCCTTGCCTATGCGCAGCGCTTTTCGGGCACAACGATATCGATCACGCCCGACGACAACACGTTGGAGAACAATCAGCTCATCAATAGTCATCGGTTCGACGTCGTCGCATTTGACCCGGACGCCGGCACCACGACGATCGACATGGCGACGGAGAGCTACTCCACGATCGCAGCGATCGTGCTCAATCCGTCGTCCGGCATTTCGGCCACGCTCGGCCAGGTCACAGAGACCGATACTGCCCAGGCATTCACCGGTGCCAAGCAAAAGGCGATCGGTCAGGCCAGCGAGGCCGACAGCGCACAGACTATTACACCGAGCGGCGCACTCAGCGCCGAGCTCGGCCAGGTGCTCGAAACGGATAGTGCGCAGGGACTGACTAAGGCCAAGCAGCACCAGGTCAACCAGGCCAGCGAGGCCGACAGTGCGCAGGCGCTTACCGGTGCCAAGCAAAAGGCGATCGGCCAGTCGAGCGAAGCCGACAGCGCGCGGCCGTTCGGCAAGGCCAAGCAAAAGGCGATTGGTCAGGCTGTGGAGACTGACACCGCTCGCCCGATCACTGAGGCGGGCGCCGGCGTAATCACTGAGACCGTCAACCCGGCGAGCGAGGCCGACAGCGCGCTCGCGTTCGCCAGCTCGAAACTCAAGCAGGTCGGCCAGTCGAGCGAAGCCGACAGCGCGCAGGCTATGACGGGTATGCGCACGCTGACAGTTGCGCAGGCCAGCGAGGCCGACACGGCGCAAGCGCTGGCGGGATCCTCCAAGGTGCGCCAGCTCGGCCAGGCGAGCGAGGCCGATATCGCCCGCCCGATGACGGTGGTCGGCGGCACACCGCCCGCCGCCGCAGGCTCGTATCCTGTAATCTACCGCCGACGCAGGAGATAACCATGCCGACGCCGAGCACGTTCGCAAAACTCGACATCATCAACCAGGCGCTCACGGGCCGGATGGGCGAGGAGAAAATCACCAATTTAGAAAACGACACGTCAAAGACGGCACTGATCATGCGCCTGAACTATCAGCAAATTGCCGAGGCGTGCTTGACGCGATCGAACTGGCGATTTGCAACCAAGAAGGCCGCGCTGACGAAACTCTCGGCGGCGCCCGAGGCCCGTTACTCGACGGCCTGGCAGCTGCCGCCGGACTACCTGAAAATGCTTTACGTGTTCCCGCCGGAAAACTACGAGATCCAGGGCATCAAAAAGCTCCTGAGCAACAACTCGAGCGCGATCACGATCGACTACATTCGTTACGTGAAGGAAGGCGACTGGCCGCCCTGGTTCCGTGAATTTGTGATCGCGCAGCTGACGGTCAAAACCTGCAAAGGCATCACCGGCGACGATCCTTCGGCGGAAATGCGCAACGATCGCGATATCGCGCGAAGCGATGCCCTGTTCGAGGACGCGCAGCAGCAGCCGAATCAGGAGCCCCTGCCGAACCCGTTTATCGACTGCAGGTACTGACATGGCGCGCCGCCAGCCGCTACAGACCGCATTCACCTCCGGGGTCCTGAATCCGGGGCTCGCGGCTCGCACCGATATCCAGCACTACTACCAAGGCATGCTCCGCGGCATCAACGTCGTCTGTCCGAAAGAGGGCGGCGTCCGGGCGCGGTGGGGCCGCCGGCATATCGACGACGTCGCCGGCAATGGCCGCCTGATCGAGTTCTCGTTCAACACCGAGCAGAATTACGCGCTGGTCATCACCGACTCAAAGATCGAATTTTTCCGCGAGCAAACAGCAGGCGCCAAGGATTACGCGCTGATCACCGATATCAACGGTGGCGGCAACGACTATCTCGCTGCACCCTGGACGACGGCCCAGGCGCTCGAACTCAATTTCACGCAGTCGGCCGACACGATGATCATCACGCATCCGGATGTCGAGCAGCGACAGCTGGTGCGCGGCACCGATCACAACCTGTGGACCCTGTCGACGCTCTCGACCGTCAACCTGCCGCAGTACGATTTCAACGACAGCGATTCGCCGACGCCGACGAACCATATTGTGACGCTGGTATTCAACGGCTTTTCCGATGGCGATCGCTACAAGCTCGAGCTCAATGGCTTCGAAACGCCGGAGATCGTCTTTTCAAATACCGACGTCGACGCCAACGAGCGGCGCATCAAAGAGGAGCTCCTGCTCCTGCCGCCGACCGGTTTCGCCGATACCTCGATATCGGTATCCGAGGCCGCCAGCACGTACACAATCACATTCTCGGGCGATTCAGCGGACGCCTACGAGGACATGACCGGGCGCAATACCGACAACACCGGCGCATCGATCACGCTCACCACGACGCAAACCGGCAGCCCCAGGCGCGAGGATCCCATCAGCGCCACCCGCGGCTGGCCGATTGCCTGCACGTTCTACGAGTCCCGGTTGCTCTTTGCCGGCCTTAAATCGTTGCCGCAGACCCTGCTCGGCACCGTGATCGGCGGTTTCAATCCTTACGACTTCAACGAGGGAACCGGGCTCGATGACCAGGGCATATTCGTCACCGTGAACACCGACCAGGTCAATGCGTTTCGGGCGATTTATGCCGGCCGCAACCTGCAGCTGTTCACCTCCGGCGGCGAGTTCTACTCGCCCGATCGGCCGTTGACGCCGGCGCCGGCACTGCCCAGACAATCCCGTTTCGGCTGTGCCTCGGCCATCCCGCCCGTCGAGGTCGACGGTGCCACCCTTTTCGTCACCCGCGACAAGAAAACCGTCCGCGAATACCTGTTCCTGTGGGCCGAGGAGGCGTATAACGCGACGTCGCTTTCGGTGCTGTCGTCGCATCTGTTCTCGATGATCTCGAGCATGGCGGCGCTGACGTCGACCAGCGACGACGAGGACAGTTATGTACTGACGATCAACGCAGACGGCACCGGCGCCATTCTCAACACGCTCAGGGCACAGGACATTGCCGCCTGGACCGAGGACAACACACGCTCAGGCGATAAGCTCAGGCAGGTGGCAACGGTCGGCACCGATATCCTTTACCTGGTCGAACGCGAGCGCGACGGACAGACGGTTTACACGCTCGAGGTGGCTGACTATGACACGCGCTTGGATGCAGCCAAGACCGTCACCAGCGGGCTCGGAACGACGACGGCCGGTTTCGACCATTTGCAAAGTGAAACCGTGCAGGTACTGGTCGACGGGGCGCCGGTCGATGATGTGACCGTCGACTCAAGCGGCCAGATTACCGTTGAGACAGCGCCAACCACGTCGCTCGAGGCCGGTTACTTCGTGCCGCCGATCGTCGAGACCATGCCGCTCGTGGTCGAATTCGGCGGCGGGCCGCTACTCGGCGCCAGGAAGCGCATCACCGATATCCGTCTGCGGGTGCTGAACTCGCTCGGCATTGTTGCCAACGGCCAGCTGATCCCGGACTCGCAGCCGGGCGTTAGCCAGTTCGCCACCCTGGACGAGCCATATACCGGGCTGCTCACTGCACGCGAGCTCGGCTATACCGATGGCGATGCGACAATTACACTGACGCAGGAACAGCCGTTGCCGTTTCACATTCTGGCCCTGGCCGGCGTCCTCGACGTCGGTAAAGCCTGATCGGAGGGAGGTCATGGGCGACTTCGTTAAAAAATCCACGGATCTCGACTTCGCACTGCCGGCGATCGCCACCGCGACGGCATTTGCACTCGGCGGCCCTGTCGCTGCGCTGGCGGTCGGTGGGACGGCGCTGAGTGTCGGCGCACAGCGCCAGGCAGCCGGTGCCCGCGAGGTGGAACTAGAGCTCGCGCAGCGACGGGAAACGACGGCGTCGAGGGATCGCGAAATCCAGCGCCGGCGCCGGCTGGTCGCGATTCTCGGCTCGCAGTCGGCCAACGCCGCGGCGTCCGGCCTCGCCATGTCTGGCTCGGTCGCCAATATCAGCATGACCGATGCACAGCGAGCGGCCGAGGATTCATTTGTGGACGACTTCAACACGCGCACCCGAATCGATGCGCTCAAGCGCAACCGTGCCAGCGTGTCGCGACTGTCGACGGTGCGCTCGGCCACGACGATCCTGAACGCCGGCGAGCGGATCCTCGCTCGAGGCGGTCCGTAATGGTCCGCCGATTTACCCGCGAGGTGACGCCGACGACGGCCGGCGTCGACCCGAATGCCGGCGACCCGGGACAGGTGCTCGCCGCTGAGCTCGAGCGGTTCAGCGCGCGCCGAAACCAGGAGCTCGACCAGGCGGCCGCCGAGGCCGGTTTCCAGGAGGGCCAGGAACTCGGTGCCGGCGGCGAGGCAATACCCGGCCAGTCAATGACCATCCGCGGGCGGGCGCGCCGGCGCGGGGCGATCCTTGCACACCAGGCCGCCGTACAGACCGATATCCGCGACCAGGTCGGCCAGTTCGCCATCGAGCACCCGAACGACCCGGAAGCATTCGACGCGCGCGTGGCCGGGCTTTCGGAGGGCTTGCTGTCGGAAGCGCCGCCCGAGCTCGAGCCGTTCATTCAGCAACGCATCGCTGACTACGCCGGGCGCGCAAAGCTGCAAGTCATAGACCAGCAGCAGCGCGAGCTCGAAGCCGAGGCGGCAGCGGATCTCTCCCGCGGCGTCGAGGGCTTTCTCGACGATGCCAAAACGGCCGCCTTTGAGGGCGACGTCGCGCTGATCGAAGCGCGTCGCCAGGAACTTGAAGCGCTGCTCGAGGAGGGCGTCGAGGGCGAACTGCTCGACGAGGGTGCCGCGGCAAATCTGCAGCAGGATTTCGAGCGCGAGGTAGTCGGCCAGGAGGTGCTCGGCAATTTCGACCGCTTAATCCGCACCGAGGGCGTTGAGGCGGGCGCCGACGCGATCGCGCGCTGGCAGGACGTCGAGGCGTCGAATATCGGCATCACGGCCGAGGACAAGGAAGCCGTCACGCGGCAAATGATCACGCTCAGAAATCGCCAGCGCTCGCTTTTGGCAGACCGGGCGGCCACCGATTCCGCGGCGTTGGCGGCCGAACAGCGTGCCCGCACCGGTCGCGTCAAGGACGCCATCAGCGTGCTCCGTAACGGTTTCGCGCCCGACAATCGGCAGGCGCAACAGGTGGCGGATGATTTGCAATGGCTACAGGACCCTGAACTCGCCGCCGACTTTGACGCCGCCCAGGCGATTCAAGGCGAGGTGCACAGATTCCGGCGGTTGCCGACTTCGCAGCGTGACGCCGAGCTCATCGAGCTCGAGCAGGCCCTACGAGCGGGCGGTGCCAGTGCAGACCAGGTGCAATTACTGGAGGCGCTACAGGACACCAGCGCCGAGGTCGACAGGGCTATGCAAACCGACCCGCGCGGCTTCGTCAATCGCGAGGGTTTGATCGATGACGAGCCGCTCGACTTCTCCGGTGCCGCCGAGCTCACCGAATCGATCACCGCAAGGCAAGGCGCGACCGATATCGGCCGGCAGCTGACCGGCGAGCCGCTGCCGCTATTCACCGCCGCCGAAGCCGACCAGCTGGCCGCGGTCTATGACCAGGCTGAAATCGAGGAGCGCGTCGGTTTGCTCGGGATCATGACCGCGGGCGCCGGCGATGATGCGCTGGCGACGCTCGGCCAGTTGGACCAAAACGGGCAGACCCGTATGGCGCTGCTCGGCAATATGGTCATGGCCGGGCAGGGTACGCTTGCCCGCGACGTCATGCGCGGCCAGGCCGTGCTTGCGGCGGACAAAGGCATCACGCCGAAGCGCATCGATTACCAGCCAGTGGTCGATGACGTGATCGGCGCGGCGTTGGGCGACTGGCCAAACCAGCGACAGGCATATATCGACGCCGCGTTCGCCAAATACGCCGAGCTCAAGTCCGCGACCGGCGACCTGTCCGATCTCTTTGAGCCCGGGCTGTTCGAGCAGGCGCTCGAGCAGGTGTTGCCGACCGCCAAATTTAACGGCCGTCGTGTCGCCGTCCCGCCGGGCGTCAGCGAGGACGCTTTCGAAGCCTGGTCCGACAGCTGGCGACCGGAAGATTTTGCCGGTGTAGCGAACGGCACACCGGAAAGATTGCTGGTTCTCGCGCGCGAACGCGGCCGCCTGGTCGAGCTCGGTGCCGGCCGCTATGGAGTGTCGCTGGTCTCGGCTGAGAATGGCCGCGATCGCCCGCTGGTTCGCGATAACGGCGAGCCGTTCGTGCTCGAATATCCCGGTGCCAGGTAATGAGCGGCTTTCTCGACGGTTTGAAGGCGTACCGATCGCGGGCGGGCGTTGAACCTTGGACCGCGGACGACGAGCCGAGCACGCTTTCCGAGACCATCGAAGCCGCTTTTTCGCTCACACGACGCGAGGAACTCAGCAATTCGGCCATGCGCGCCTGGCGGCAAAAGAACGACCAACGCGCGCAGACCATCGCCGAGCTCGGTGGCAATCAGCAGCTCGCTGCTGAATACGCCTTGCTGCCGCAGAACTTTGTGAAGACTTTGCGCGAGGCGGCGCTCGAGGGGCGGCTCGAAAGCCACCCGTTTTATCGCTCGATCGGTCCGCGCGGCCAGGCGGCTTTCAACGAGGTGCTCGAATTCGAACGCCGATACCCGGGCCGGGTGCCGAGCGATCAGGCGCTGCTTGAGGAATTCAAGGCCGAGGCGGCTGAACTCAGAACCGGCGAGCAGTTCGCAATCGAACGCGGGGGATTCTTCGGCCAGCTGGTCGGCACCGGTGCGGCCGTAATGACCGATCCAATGGTACTGGCAACGCTGCCCGCAGGGGCCACCGGCGGCGCCGGCCGAAGCCTGCTTGGTGTGTTCGGGCGCACGGCGGCGATCGAGGGCTCGGTCGCGGCGGCGGTAGAAATACCGATTCAGGCGCAGGTGGCGCAGTTCAAGCGGGATATTGAGGCGCCGTGGACGCTCAGAGATTCGGCGCTTAACGTGCTCGCTGCCGGCGCAGGTGGTGCGCTGTTGGGCGGTGCGATAGGGACCGGGGTAGAGGGATCACGGCGGGCGCTCGCGCGTTACAGGGCCGCTAAAAAGGCCGGGCGGGTGGTCGAGACCGAGGAAATGGCCGAGGCAGAGCGGATCCTCGAGGCGCTTGAACAGGTCGACGAGCAAAACCCGCTCAGGCTCAACGAGGAGCCCGCCAGCGCCGTCCATGAGGACGCGCTCGACATTGCACAGCAGCAGGCTCAACGTGGCGAGGCGGTCGACGTGCGTAGCGTGGTAGAAGAATTCGAGCCTGCAGACGGCATGAATCGGACAATTACCCGCGCCGAGGATCCCGGGGAGCTGGTCGATATCGATCCGGCCGAGATCGACGTCGATGCCCGAACCTTTCAGTTCAAAGGCGGCGCCGATGATGCCGGCGTCACGGATGCGCTTAAAGACGTCCGCCAGTTCGATCGGCGACTGGCAGGCGTGTCGCTGATATGGGAGCGCAAGGACGGGCGCCAGTTCATTGCGGACGGCCACCAGCGGCGCGCGTTGGCGCTTCGAGCCCGGGAGGCCGGCCAGGCAGCCGATGAGACCATGCTCAATGGCTTCGTCATGCGCGAGGTCGATGGCGTCACTGCGGGCGATGCGCGCCGGGTGGCGGCGATCAAGAACATGGCCGAGGGTACCGGCTCACCGATCGATGCGGCGAAGATTCTGCGCGAGTTAGGCGAGCTCGGCGATGCCATGCTGCCACCGTTGCCGCCACGGTCCGCCCTGGTGCGCCAGGCGCGCGGACTTTCCAAACTCGACGACGATGCGTTTATGCAGGTCGTCAACGGCGTGATCGATGAACGATTCGGCGCGCTGGTCGGCGATGCCGCCAGCGACCCGAAGCTGCAGCAGGCCATGATCGAGGTGCTCAGAAAGACGCAGCCGGCCAACGAAACGCAAGCCCGCTCGATCGTCGACCAGGTGCGCACTGCCGGCACGGAGACTGTGGAGACCGAGGACCTGTTCGGCGCGCAGTCGATCACCGAGTCCCTGTATCTCGAACGCGCCCAGGTGCTCGATAATGCCCTGCGCGAGGCCAGGAAAGACAAAGCCGTATTCGGCCGCCTGGTCGCCGAGGAAAACAGGATTCAGGAGGCGGGCCGCAACGAGCTCGATCGCGCCGCCAATCAGCAACGCATCCAGGAGGCTAACGATGCCCAGGCGAAAATCTCAAGGCTCGCGAACAGTAAAGGCCCGATCTCAGACGCGCTCACCGAAGCCGCGCGGCGGGTCAAAGGCGGCGAAAAACCCGCAGACGTCGCCGCCGATTTTCTCGACACCGCTCGACGCGCGGTCCTCGAAAGCAATAACGGCGGGGGCGAAACTCGCCGAGCTCGATCGGGTAGTGAAGCGGCGGGCGATGAGGCTCGGCTAGATCCTGTCGAAGGCCGCCCGGTCCGGCTCGACAATCTCGAGCAGGCCGAACGTCCGCGCGCGGCGCGCCGGTTCCTGGCCGGCCAACGCGGCTGGTCGTTAGGCGATCTCTACAAGAACGCGAAAACAAACCAGAATCGACTCGCCAGGGTGGGCGGCGCAATCGCCGAGGATCTCGGTGACGACGTCGAGCTCAAAAACCCGGGGCTCAAGAAGCGCACGGAAGTCAAAAAGAAAACGACGCGCAAAAAGTACGGTACTGAGCGCGTTACCGATGTCGTCCGTATCGGCTTTACTGCCCGCACGGACGCCGCCTCCGACGCGATCGTTACCCGCCTGGCCGACGAGTTCGAGCTGCTCGATGAGGGATTGCATTACAGCGGACTTGGCTATCTCGATCACAAGGTACTTGTGCGCTTTAAAAACGGTCAAATCGGCGAGGTACAGATATGGGAACCGAACATCGCCGAGGCCAAATTTGGCCGTGGCACGGAGATATCCAAAGCGCTGCGAGACATACCTGACGAGGAACTTGCCGCGAGTCCGGCGCTCAAAGCGCAACGGCAGGCGATGGCCGAGGAAAGCATGCAACTATATGCGGCCGCCCTGGCCCGGGCGGATGAATCTTACCGGCGAATGGCGATGATGAAGTTGCCCGAGGACATGCGGGCGCGGGTTCAGGCGGCCGAGGCTTCCGGGACGGCGGGCGCTTCGGGGAATCGCGTGACGAACACCTCGGCCGAGAGCTCCTCACCGGATTCGAGGATTTCGGCAACCGAAGCGGGCGACCAGCCTTCGCCGGGCTCGGCGACTACCAGGCCGTCCTCGCCGCCCGAAGGCAGATCCCGCACTGCGGCGGGCCTAAACTCCCAATCGAAAAACCGTACTGCCATAGATCAACCTCCGAGGTCTATTGTACGCGAGAACGCAGCGGATCCTAGTGAATCGACGCGCACCGGCACTGTGTCCGATACCGATTATCGGGCCGTAATGGAGCGCTACCAGCAACTGGCCGACGACCAGGGCGAGCTTTTGCAAGTGGTTCGCGAGATCGACGGCGAGCTCACGCAGCGTTCGGCCCGGCAGACAATAAACCAGCTGGACGACGTCGAACTGGCGCTTGAAGATATTCGACTTTGCAACATAAGCCGGGAGGCTGCGCAATGAGTTTTGCCGATTGTGTCGAGGCCGCCGTCAGGGCGGGCCGTATGACCAGGGACCAGGCCGAAGAACTGTATGCCAGGCAGCGCGACGCCGCCGATCGGTTCGTGCTGGACCCACAACACTCGCCCGAGTCCGCTGCCCGCCTGGCCGAGGAGCTCGGCATCGAGCGCGCCAAACAAGACGTCAGGCTGCAAAAGTATCAGGCGGCCCTGCAGGCCATCCGAAACGCCGAGAACGGCCGCCGGATCCTCGACTACCAGGACGGGCCGACGCTTGGCGTGCGCACGATACTCGCGCGCGACAGTCGAGGGCGGGCCAGCTGGTCGAATGTCGAGACCCGCGGCCGTGCGATTCTTGGCCAGGCGCACGCGATCATGGCCGATGGTCTGTCACAGCTTCGCTCGAGAATGGCCGGCCTGTCGCGCAACCGCAAAATGCTCGGCAATGCGGTTCGCGAGGCGTTCGGCGAAACCACCGGCGACGCCGATGCGCGCGCCTTTGCACGCTCCTGGTCGGAAGCCGCAGAGACTCTGCGCCAGCGCTTCAACCGCGCCGGCGGGGCAATCCCTAAACGCGCCGATTGGGGCTTGCCACAAGCGCACGACTCAGTCGCGGTTGGCAATGTCTCTAAGGGCGAGTGGGTCGATTTCGTCAAGCAGCGTGTCGATATCGATCGCATGATCGACGTCGAGACTGGCGCGCCCTTTACGCCGGACTCGTTAGACGTCGTATTGCAGGGCGTCTATGAAACCATCCGGACGAACGGCCTGAGCGATATGGTGCCGGGTGCCGCCGGCGGCAAGAAGCTGGCCAACCGCCGGCAGGAAGCGCGGTTTTTGGTATTTCGCGACGCCGATGCCTGGATCGAATACCAGGACCGTTTCGGCTCGCCAAACGTCTACGCGAGCATGATGGACCACCTGCGCGACATGGCGCGCGACGTGTCGCTGCTCGAGGTCATGGGGCCGAATCCGGCGGCGAGTTTCCGTTACCTGCAGGATCTCGCTCGCACCGTCGAGGACAAGCCGATCACTCGACAGAACAATGATGCGCTGTTTCGAATCGTCAACGGCACTGGCGACACCAATCGCTCGCCTATGCTCGCGCACGCCGCCGGTGCGATCCGAAACTGGAATGTCGCCGCGACGCTCGGATCGGCCGCGTTGTCGGCAATTTCCGATATGGGATTCATGCAGCTCACGGCGCGCTGGAATGGTTTGCGCTCGGTCAAGGTGCTCAGCCGCTACCTGTCGCAACTCAACCCCGCCAACGAAGCCGACCGAATACTGGCCACCCGCATTGGCATCACGGCGCTGTCCTGGTCGGAAGCCTATTCGAACATTGGCCGGTTCTCCGAGATCGGCGGCACCGGCGGCGGCACAGTCGGCCGGATATCGGACGTCGGCGCCAAATTGTCCGAATTCACCATCCGCGCCTCTGGCCTGAATGCCATGACCGACGCCGGCCGGCGGGCGTTTGCGATGGAGTTCAGCGCCAACCTGGCCGAAAATTTCGGCCGCTCGCTCGACGATATCGAGGGCCCGTTCGGCGATGCAATACGCTCGCGCGGCCTGACGGCGGCCGATTGGGATGAGATCCGACGCACATCGCTCACCGAGCACCAGGGCGCACAGTTTTTCACCGTCGACCAGCTGATGGCGCGCGAGGATCTGCCGATATCTCGCCGGCAGCAACTGGCGTCGAGGGTGCAGGAAGTCCTTAACGAGGAAATTTTGTATGCCGTGCCGGAACCGGACGCACTGGCGCGCGTGATCACGACCGGCGGCGGTGCGCAGCGGGGCACGATCATGGGCGAGGTCGCGCGCCTCGGCCTGCAATTCAAGTCTTTCCCGATCGCCGTGCTGTCGCTGCACCTGCAGCGGGCACTCGCGGCCCGACAGCTGCGCGGCGGTGCAGCGGCGGCGGCCTATGCCGCAAACGGGATCATCGCAACCACGGTGCTCGGCATGGCGGCGATGCAGCTGAAACTCATTGCCCGCGGCAAGGATCCGCGCGACGTCGACGACCCGGCAACCTGGGCGGCCGCGTTCGTGCAGGGCGGCGGCCTCGGGATCTATGGCGACTTTTTGTTCCACGATGCCAACCGGTTCGGCTCCGGGCCGATCACCACCATGCTCGGGCCGTCCGTCGACATGGCAGAGCATGCGACCCGGTTAACGCTCGGCAACGTGCAGGAGATTGTCAAAGGCGAGGACCCCGATCTGGCCGCCGATGTAGTAGGATTTGCCTCGCGGTACACACCAGGCGGCTCGCTTTGGTACTCGCGGCTTGTCCTCGAGCGCGAAGTATTCGACCAGCTGGCCCTGGCGGCGGATCCTCAAGGGGCCCGGCGGCGGTTTAACCGCTACGAGCGAAGGGCGCGAGAGCAGGGCACCGGCTACTGGTGGAGGCCGGGCCGAACGACGCCAAGCAGGGCGCCCGACCTGGAGGTCACTGAATGACAACCGCTAACCTATCGATCTCGGATACCGATCCGGTCATCCAGCACACTTCAACGGGCGAGACCGCGTTCACGTTTCCGTTTCCGATTCTTGACACCGATGAGCTAAAGGTTTCGATCGACCAGGTCGATCAGACGTATGGGACCGATTTCACGATCTCGGGCGTTGGCGAGGATTCCGGCGGCACGGTCACATTCACCAGCGCAACCACGTCGGGCGAGCTCATCACGATCTGGCGCGACACGCCGATCGAGCGACTAACCGGCTTTTCAGGCGGTGCCGCGACCATCCTGCCGGCCGCGCTGAATGACGAATTTGCCGCAATTTTCCGCATGCTGCTCGAGCGGGAGCGAGACCAGGGGCGGGCGCTGCAGCTCGCCATTGACGACCCCCAGGCCGGCCAGGACATGGTGATACCGACGCAGACCACGCGCGCCGGCAAGGTCCTGGGCTTCACGGCGGGCGGCGTTCCAACGGTGCTGGACGTCACTTCGAGCGAGGACACGAGCCTGCGCGCCGATCTGGCCGCCAACGACGCAGCGAAAGGCTCAAGCCTTGTAGCCATTGCCAAGGACCAGGCCGAGATCGACGCGGCCGTGACAATCGTCGATGCGACGCAGCCCAGGCGCTCGATCGCACGGTACGTTGACGTCGGCGCCGCCGACCATACGCCGGGCTTTACTGCTGTCGAAGCCGTCTGTGCTCAGGAGCCCGGACAGGTCATCATTCCGCCCGGCACCTGGCTCGTAAAATCCTGGGACTGGAGTGTCAGCGACTGCGAGTTCTTGTGCTACGGCATCATCAAACACGCCAGCGATTCGACCGGCTACGTGATGAAAATCGGCAACGGTGCGACGGCCGTTGCGAGGCTCAAGGGCTCGCTCGTGTTCGACAGCGGCACGTCCGGCGCGGCCTTGACCGGAACGGTTGCCGCGCTTCGAATCACCGGCCTGATCGAGTCCAATCTTCTCGTGACCGCTGACGGCTTCGACTACGGCATCGACGTCCCGACCGAGGCCGCGGTCGCCTACAACAAGTTTTTCCTGGCGAACATGCTCAACTGCGAGCGGGCGATCTATATCCACCCGGGCGCGGCCGGCTTCTGCAACAAGAACGAGTTCCATGGCGGGCGCTTCGCGCTCACGAGCGGCATCACGTTCAACAGCCAGTGGTCGATCTACATCGAACACTCCGGCACCAACCGGCCGAATGACAACCAGTTCTTTGCGCCGAGTTTCGAGGGCAAGGGCGGGATCCTCTACGACGAGGGCTCGATGAACCACGTCCACGATGCGCGCGTCGAGGTGACGACGACCGGCACCGCGGGCAGCGATTTCGCCGACCCCTACATCAGCCGGCAGGGCCCCGGGCACTGCTGGTTCACGACGTCCTACACCGGCCAGCTCAAGCAGATCACGAAGGATCTGGGCGCCGGTACGCGCGTCAGCGACAACCAGTTCACGCTGGCCGGCACCGACTACACGGCCTACCTCTACGAGGGCGCGCGCCTCTACGTGACGGTCGGTGGCACCGAATACGAATGCACCGTGCATTCCTCGACTTTTTCGACCAATACCACCGTCCGCGTGATCGAGCCGTTCATCACCGGCAACCCGACGGCGGTCAAGCCGGTGCTGATCAAGGTGGCTTCGAGCGCGAATCCCGGCTTTTCGTTTGCCAACGACGACGTCGCCGGCGTCGCCG